GATACAACTCACACAAGGAGCAACCGAGTTCATTTACCTTACTTTAACGGAGAAGCAGACACTTGCATCACCTAATTACTTGTTTCGTTTTGTGAATAGGACCACACGGGATGAGGTTACTTTTGTGCTTTTGTTTGCTCTTGATGTTTCAATCTATAAGGATAGGTACAACAAGTTCAGCATCAAAGTACCTAAGTATTTTGGATTGGGTAATATGGGGGAGTGGTTGTATTATGTCTATGAGCAATCAAGTGCTTACAATGTAGACTACACCCAAGCAACGGGATTGCTTGAAGAAGGCATAATGAAACTGTCACCATCAACCACATTTGAGTACACACAATATGAGGTTGACAATACATACATAACACGATGATGAATGATTTAGTCATATTGAATTTCCAAGAGGCAAGGCAACCTGAGTACAGGGAGAAGAGGGGTAAAGGTTACATTGAGTTCGGTGAGAGAAACGATTACCCAAACTACCTTTTGCAACTTTACAACAAGAGTGCCAAGCATAACGCAATTGTAAAAGGTAAGGTTAACTACATTATAGGAAACGGATGGAAGAGTGATGAGGTAGACCCTATTGCGGACCAGTTCATCGCACAACCGAATCAGTTTGAATCCTTGAATGAATTGACAAGGAAGGTATCAATAGACATTGAAATCTTTGGCGGTGCATACCTTGAGGTGATTTGGTCCGTTACGGGTGGTCAGTTAACCGATGTCTTACACATTGACTATACCAAGATCAGGTCCAATACAGACAATACTCAGTTTTGGTACAAGAAGGATTGGAATGAGAGAAAGGATGAGTTAATCCCATTGATGGCATTTAACACGAAGGTCAGGCAGGGGAAGCAGATACTTTATATAAAGGAGTATAGACCAGGTTTGGACACTTATGCTCTGCCAGGTTATATGGGTGCATTGAACTATATTGAATCTGATATAGAAGTCAGCAGACACGTTTTGGGGAATGCTCAAACGGGATTCAGTGCATCCAAACTTATTACGCTTCCCAATGGTGAACCTTCTCCCGATGAGAAGAGGAACATTGAAAGGAGATTTACTGATAGGTTTAGCGGTAGTGATGGTAAAAAGTTTATTCTTTCCTTTACCACTGATCCTGCAAGGAAACCAATCATTGAAGACCTTGGTGCAAGTGATATCACTAAAGAGGATTTCACAAGGGTTGACTTGATTATACAAAACAATTTGTTTGCTGGTCATCAGATTACCTCACCAAGTCTTTTTGGTATTGCCGAACCTGGGCAGTTGGGCAGTCGGACTCAGATGAGGGACAGTTACGAAATTTTTAAGAGTACATATTGTAACGACAAACAACAGTTCCTTGAATCAATCTTTAATCAGTTAGCAGTCCTAAAGGGTGCTACTTCAGAAATCAGCATTATACCAGTTGAACCGATTGGGTTTGAGTTAAGCGAGGCAGCACTTTTGCAGATTGCTCCTAAAGAATGGTTACTTGAGAAAGCAGGTATAGATGTTGCAAAATATGCACCAACTGAAGCAACTCAACCATCAGCAAATCAAGAACAAGTTGAGGTAAACGATAACCTCAAGAACCTAAGCGGTAGACAATACCAGCACTTGATGAGAGTGATAAGGCAATACTCACAGGGTAAGATTAGCAAAGAGATTGCGGTCACTATGCTCAAGTCAGGTCTTGGAATGAATGACAATGAGATTAATGCGATGCTCGGCATAGATGAAGACCCAATGACCGAGGACTTCAGTTTTTCTGCATTGGATGAGGACACTGTTATAGGCTTATTCAGAGAGGTTGGTGAACCTAAAGAGCATTATAACATAATACAATCAAAGGCGGTTTTTAGTGCCAAAGAAGCGTTTGCAGAGGGTGATTTGATAGACAAGACATTGGATAAGCAAATCCTTGCATTGATAGACAAGGACAGGAAGATAAGTATTGATGACATTGCAAAGGCGGTGGGTAAAAGTAGGGATATTGTACAAGGAAGATTGAGTTACTTGGTTGAATCGGGTGCAGTAAGTTATGACCCAAAGATTGAGGAAAGGAAACTTACTAAACCATTAAGCAAGTTGGTTGATGATATGAATATAACAACCTTTGAGATTAAGTATTCTTACGAGTGGAAACCGATTGTACCAAGTGGTGAAAGAGATACCAATGCACATCCTTCAAGGTCTTTTTGTCGCAAGTTATACGGAGAGCAAAGACTTTGGAGCAGAAAGGGAATTGAGTTGTTAAGTGCAAGACTTGGGTATTCAGTATTTGACCGAGGCGGTGGATGGTGGGGTGATTCACCAAGTTGCAGACACGAGTGGAGAAGAAACGTAGTTGTAAAAAAGAAATAAGATGAGCAGAAATATACTTTTTATATCAGTAGATACGATAAAGGATAGAACAGGTTTACACGTTAACGTAGACCCTAAGTTGGTCTTTCCCGACATCCTTTATGCACAGGATGCATACATACTTCCTGCACTTGGAACGGCACTTTATGAGAAGTTGCAAACGGGTATTGAGTGCGGTGATTTAGATTGCGATGAGGAAACATTGCTGAACACCTACATAACACCTTGTCTTGTTTACTATGTTATGAGTGAGTTGCCTATGGCGTTATCTTACCAATTCTATAACAAAGGAGTGGTAAGGAAGTCGGGAGATAACCAAACCGAACCGAGTGCATCGGAGTTGGCAGATGTAGCGAATAGGTACGGGGCAAGGGCAGAGTTTTACAAGCAAAGGTTAATCAAGTTTCTCAAGCAAGAATCCCAAGCGAGTGCAAAATACCCTGAGTATATTAATCCAGGTACTGGAGTAGATACCATTGTCCCCGACAATGATGCCTACACTACTACGATTTATTTGGGTGATTACGATTGTGGCAGATACAAAACATTTGAAGAAAAATATCAAGGAGATATAAATCGTTGTTGTGGCGAATAAAACTTATACAAAAAAGAACCAAGAGAAACTTCGTGTCTATCTTGAAAAAATAAAAAAGGATGACTCTAAATCAAACAATAAAGACAATAGAGGACTTGGGAAATGCCCATCAACAAATCAAGACAACCTATTACGGCAACGCTTTTGATTTCTTGAGCAAGGGTACTGACAATGTTTACCCTGCTTTATTCTTTGACCTAACGGGTGCATCTATCAATGGCAAGAGTTCAACTATTAACTTCACATTGTTTTTTTGCGATAGGGTACTTCCTGAGCAATCCAATGAGCAAGAGGTCTTGTCTGACCAATTACTAACGGCACAAGATATCATTGCACAATTACACTTTAATGAGTTTGACTTTGTGCTTCAAGATTCGGTTACACTTGATTTTTTTACAGAGGACACACCTGAGTATCTTGCAGGAGTTAGTGCAACCATTGCACTTGACTTACCATATTTGCAGAATCGTTGTGAAGTACCAACAGATTACACTTACCCATCATAAATCTATTTAAAATAAAAGATAATGGCATCAGATTTCAGACCAGGTAAACTTGATATTCAGATTTGGAGGAATGATACTTGGCAGCAGGTGTTCACTCTATTGGCAGATACTACCCCGATTAGTTTAGTAGGAGCAACTGTTTATATTCAGGTCCGCAAAGGATGTGGAGGTACTCTTGCTTTGACCTTAACAAATGGAAGCGGTGTGACTATTGGAGGTGCAAGTAATAATCAGATCACAGTAAGCAAGTTGGTAAACATTGACAAGGGGAATTACGTTTATGATTTGCAGGTAACTTTTTCTGATACTACTGTTAAGACATATTTGGAAGGTGATTTTATTGTTTATGATGATGTAACTAAACCATAAGAGATGAGCATTGATGTAAATGTAACGAATGATTTAGTTATAGTAACTGAAACAACCGAGGACATAGTTGTTAACGTAAGCAACGCAGCAGGTCCACAAGGTCCTGCGGGGCAAGGTGTTCCCGTTGGTGGCACTACGAACCAAGTGTTAAAGAAGTTAAGCGGTACAAATTACGATACTTATTGGGCGGTAGATGGTGTTGGTGTTCCATATACGGGTGCAACGGGTGATGTTAACTTGGGAGCATTCACTTTAACCGCTGCATCACTAATTAAAAGCGGTGGCACATCATCGCAATTTTTAAAGGCAGATGGTTCGGTTGATTCATCGGCATATATCACAGGCATAACAAGTGGCAATGTTACAACGGCATTAGGATTTACACCCGTTACCAATTTAAGGACAATAACCATCAACGGCACTACGCAGGACTTGTCTGCGGATAGAACTTATACCATAGCAACACACGATGCGGTAACTATAGGAACGGCAAACGGGTTAAGTTTAAGTGGTCAAATTTTATCACTTGCACTTGCAAGCGGTAGCACTACGGGAGCATTGAGTAGTACCGATTGGACTACATTTAATAACAAGCAGAACACCATTACTAATCCCGTAACGGGTACGGGTGCAACGGGACAAGTTGCTTATTGGAATGGAGCATCAGCACAGGCAGGGAATAATAATTTGTTTTGGGATAATGCTAACGGGAGATTGGGGATTGGGACTAATGCACCAAGTGCAAGTTTACACATTGTTAAATCAACTGTTAATGATGCTTTATTGATAGTAACACCTAACAATAATACTTCTTTATATCCTTTCTTTTTAGGAGGTGCTACATTAACGAGTGATAATTATTTAAGAGCAAATGCTTCTGTTATAGAATTTTTTAGGAATGGAGTTGCTGCTACAATTAGAACAGTTGGTTCAAGCAATAATTTAGTGTTACAATCATCAAGTGATTTATTGTTAAATACTAATGGAGCAAATGAAAGAGTAAGGATATTTACTGCAACGGGTAATGTTGGAATCAACACAGGAGCAACCGATGGCGGTCAGCGTTTGCAGGTGCAGGGTGATGCGTTTATAAAGGGGAGTGGAGCAACAAGTGCGACAAGTGCGTTGTTGGTGCAGAATAGTGGTGGTACTGATTTGTTTACAATTAACAATAGTGGATATTATAAACTATCGGGTTCAAATGGTTTGTTTTTTTCAATGTTTACTACAAGTCAAGGAGCAGCAAGTATAAGCGGAACAAATACTCAATTTTATAACTACACAACAACACAAGCTGCAACATTTGGTGCTTTCAGTTTTCATGGAGATAATTTCGTTCAGACAAGCGGTTCAGTTCATACTATTCTTGTATCTAAAGCATTTAATCCAACAAGCGGAACTGCATCACATTCAAGCGTAACAATAGCACCACCAATAAACCAAACAGGCGGCGCAAACGGCATCACAAGGGGATTGTATGTTATTCCTTCCTTAACCGCTGCTGCTGATTGGCGTAGCATTGAATGGTCAAACAACAGCGGTTGGGGATTGTATGGGGCGGGGACTGCACCGAATTATTTAGGGGGTACTTTAACCGCATCATCATTCATCAAGTCGGGTGGTACATCTGCTCAAATTCTTGCTGCGGATGGTTCAGTAATAACGGCAGGGACAAACATAACAATTAGCGGAGGTACTATAAGTTCAAGCGGTGGAGGTGGTGGTTCTATTGATGAGTTACAAGTCGCATTGATTTCACAAGTTTACGGATAAAATAAAAACATAAACAATGGCAATAGCAAAAACATTATTATCGGGTTCAACGGGTGGGATGCCCATCAAGGTTGTAGCAACCGCAACAACAGGAACAACGATTCACGCAACGGGAACAAGTGCATCAATCATTGATGAGGTTTGGTTGTATGCAACGAATACATCAGCATCAGCAGTAAACCTAACGATTGAGTTTGGTTCTACAACTGCACCTGACCAAAACATAATTCTCTCAATACCGTCAAAAAGCGGTTTGACTATTTGCGTTGCAGGATTGACATTAGTTGGTACAGGTTCAGCAGCAAGGACAATAACTGCTTTTGCAGGAACTACAAATGTGATAAACATTGTTGGATATGTAAATCGTATTTCATAATGAGTAGGTTTGATTTAAAAACAAGAACGGGGCAAATATCTGCAATAATACAAACGCAATCAGGAACATCAGGTGACACAGATGCACAAGCATTTTTTAGTAGAGTTAGTGCTGCTGGTGGTTCATTAACGCAAACTGAAGAAGATGCAGTTACTACATTGGTAGCAAGTTTAAAGTCAGCAGGAATTTGGACATTAATGAAAGCAATCTATCCAATGGTCGGAGCAAGTGCTGCTGCTTGTGTACAAAATTTAAAGAGCAGTTCCTTTACGGGAACATTTTCAAGTGGATGGACTTTTGCATCAACAGGTGTTACACCTAATGGAGCAAGTGCCTACATGGACACCGATTTAATTCCAAATGCTATTTTGACACCTGCATCATTTCATTTAAGTTATTATTCAAGAAGCAATAATGCAATTGCATCTGATTTTGATATGGGATGCGGACAACCTGCTGGACAATATTCTAACTCAATGTTTTTAAGGCGGTCAGGTGATACAGCAGCATTTGATAGTAGTAATTCAAGTGGTGTTGTTAGAATATCTGCATCATCACAAACAAACTCTCAAGGTTTATATGTTGGTTCTATAAGAAGTACAAGTGACCGTATTTTAATTAAAAACGGAGTTACAACTATAGTATCATCAACTACTACAAATGCTAATAATTTACATGATTCAAAAATATTATTAGCGGCTTACAATAGTACAAATTTTGGTGCGCCTACAATAGGTCCAATTTTGTACGGCAGCAAACAATGTGCGTTTAGTTCCATAGGAGATGGATTAACTAATACACAAATATCAGATTTCTATAATGCAGTTCAAACATTTCAAACTTCTTTAAGCAGACAAGTATGATTGGTTATATTTTAACAATAGAGCAGAAAGATACAATTCAAGGGCAATACTATGCACCATTTGAAATCTTTAATTGCGTACAAGACATCAATGATATTTGGTTTACATTTCTAACCGATGATGACAAACGTACATTAATTGGTACACAATATGAATGGTTGCTATCTTGTCCGCAAGGCGAGTACGTTCCTAAACCTCAACCACCTTTTCCTCCAAATCTTTAAATAAATAAAAATGGCAAAACAAATTCAACCCGTAACAATTTGGGTAAATGGCGAAAGCAAATCAGCAGAGTATTTTCAAGTGACTTGCATCAATGACAACTATGAAAATAGTGCTACGAACTATTGGGCATTATTCACCAAAGTAGTGGATGCTGAAGGTGTAGAATCTATGGGTGAGCAAGTTGCTCAATCCAATCTGACAATAGATGGACAGGATTACATTAATTGGGGAGACCAACCTGCAATGGCAATCAATGCTTGGATTTATCAATGGTCAGCGGATAAACTTAATTTAGTAATTTTACCTTAAATTAAATACTATGACACTTGTAGAACTCAAGGCACAAGCCTACGACATCCTTGCTCAGATTGAATACCTTCAGAAGCAACTCCAAGAAACAAATGCTAAGATTGGCGAAGAACTACAAAAAGAGAAAAACGAAAATGGATAGCAAGAGCATTGGAATGTGTGTAGCGACTATACTAATTAAACTTTGGGCAGACCTTGCACTAAGTCAAGTCGGTGTAGTCGTTGCCATTTTAGCAGGGATTTCAACAATAGTCTACAATGTTTATCGGATGTATAAAGAATTAAAAAGGTGAGGCAGTTCTTTACAGAAGAAAGCAATCGTTTAAGTATGAAAAGACTTTGTGCCATCATTGGCACTTTGTCACTTTGTGCCACTATGATTGCAAAGCCTAACGATGCATCTATCTTTGCGGTTACGTTCATTGTTGGTTCTGCACTTGGGTTCTCATCTGCCGAAAAAATATTTAAGAAATGAAGTACATATTTTTACTCATTCTATTGATTGGTTGTAATCCAGTAAAGCAAGTGTTGAGAGATCAGGACAAGTTAGAGCAGATTGCGAAGGTTATAGTTGCAGGGGGATGGTGTGCGAATGATACTACGTTCATCACCAAGTCAGATACCTTGATTGAGGTTGATACATTGGTAAGAATAGATACGGAAACATATACGCAAATAGTAAACGATTCTGTTTACTTTACCAAGTGGAAAACAAGGGATATAATCAAGTCGGTAACCATTCACGATACCTTGAAATCATACATAGTTGATAATGCCCGTGTGAGGTTATTAAAGACCGATTCAGCACGTTTAAGTAATGAGGTGATATGTTGGGAAAGGAAGGCAAAGAAAAGGCAGTTATGGATATTTTTATTGATTGGTGTAATTGGTGCATACTTTTATATCAAATCTAAACTATGAAACTAAACAAGGAAGGTGCTGACTTGATTAAAGAGTTTGAAGGATGCAAGTTGAAGGCATACCAATGCTCTGCTAAAAAGTGGACCATAGGTTATGGCAATACGTTTTACGAAGATGGTAAACCAGTCTTGCCAGGTCACGCAATAACTCAAGAAAAGGCAGACCAACTCTTTGAAATAATAGCAAATGAGTTTGCTGCAAAGGTTGCAAAATTAGTAATGTCAAACGTAACTGATAACCAATTCGCCAGTTTAGTTTCTTTCTCATATAATTGTGGCATAGCAAATCTTCAGAAGTCAACACTACTTAAAAAGGTAAATGCCAATCACAATGATCAAACCATAAGGGCAGAGTTTGCAAAGTGGAACAAGGCAGGTGGCAAGGTTCTTGCAGGTCTTACACGCAGAAGGGAAGCAGAATCTAATCTTTATTTCAAATGAGCAATGTGAATGTCGCAAGAGAATATCGTGAGAAATATGGTTGGGAAATGCCAACCCTTAAACTTGCACGGATAATGTATGCAGAAAATTCTTTGCTATTTACAAGCATAGACAATGCAAGAACTGTTTTGAGGTCAATTGAAAATAAAATAGGTAAAGGAAATAAAATTCTAACAACAAAAGTTGTGCCTGATAGACCGAAAAACCCTTATAGTTTGCCTGAATCGGATGAGGCAATATACCAACCTTATGAACTAAAAGCAAAGCGGTTGTTAGTTCTTTCCGACATCCACATCCCTTATCACTCTATTGATGCAATTACTTGTGCTTTTGATTATGCTAAAGGTGAAAAACCCGATGCCATACTTTTGAATGGTGATACGTTAGATTTCTTTGGATTAAGTAGGTTTTCAAAAGACCCAAAGGCAAGGTCATTTGCACACGAACTAAAGACTTTCAAGGAGTTTATGGATGTGCTTAAAAGTACATTTGATGCAAAGATTTATTTCAAAATTGGTAACCACGAAGAAAGGTACTTCCATTTCCTTTGGATGAAGGCACATGAGATTGTTGGTGTTGAGGAGTTTGAATTGGAGAACATCATCAAGTCAAGGGCAGAAGGAATAGAGATAATTAAGGACAAGCGTATAATGAAAGCAGGTGACTTAAATATTATTCATGGGCATGAGTTCGGAGGATCAGTATTTAGTCCAGTAAACATTGCGAGGGGATTGTTTTTAAAAGGTAAGGTAAGTGCTATGCAAGGTCATAACCATTGTAGCAGTGAACATTCGGAAAGCAATATGAATGGCGAACTAACTACAACCTGGTCAGTAGGTTGCTTATCTGAGTTGCATCCAGCATACCTCCCTATAAATAAATGGAATCACGGATTCGCAATAGTTGACATTAATGGTCAAGACTTTGAAGTAAGAAATAAAAGGATTCATAAAGGAAAGATTCTTTAAGATGGAAGAGGACCTCATTTTAGGCGAAGAAGAAGAGGTTGAATATATTGAGGAAGAGATAGGGTTCACCTATCCTGAAATCATACACGCATCAGTTGAGGTCCTAACAATGCTGGAATCTTCTAACCCAATGACAAGAGAGGAGGTAGAAATGTCACAAAATATCAAAATAATGTGTCTTGAGATGCTTGAATTTTCAGTAAAAAGTATGCACGAAATGCTATTTACCAATGACATCTGATTGTTTTTTTGTGTTTAAATATGTGATTTTCCCCCATTGTTTCTACTTTGGGGGTTCTTTTTATGGGTAAACGCAAAGAAATATTTTAAAAAAGATTAAAAAAGTGTTCTTTGTATTAAAAAAAGAATTATCTTTACTAAACAATCACAATCAAAAAATAAATATAATGAAAGTCAACATCACAAAAGCATCAAGAAAAATGCTTCTTAAATCTATAAAAAGTATAGAAGATTTAAGGATTAA